CTATATGGGCGAATCAAACAGTCCACGCCAATTAGAACGTCTTAGAGAAGAACTTAACGAAAAATTCTATGAATGGCAGAGCGAAAGAATTGACGAAGAATGGAACAGCGCCGACGGTAAAGAATACTTTTTTAAATGGGTTAAAGACAATGTAAACCCTGACGAGGTTGCTGATCATGTAGACAAAGAAGAAGATTTGTTCGGTAATAGAAATCCAGACGGATCTGATTACATGGAGTTCTCTGAAGCTGCATGGGAAAACGGCTTTGATGATGATAATTATCAAAATGCATACGATGAATTCCGCGAAGAAAAACAAGATGAAGGTGACTTTGACGAAGAAAAATTCCTAAGAGATATCGGCATTCGTGACATGTCGGATGTCGCTAATATAGTTAGAACCGATATTACCTGGCCATATTATGAATCAAACTACGGCGGTGGTGGTGGCGAAGATGTCGAAAGCATCGGTAATGACTTCAGTGATGCGATTGGTAAGCCAGTATACTCAAGTACAAGCTATCACGGCGCAAGACGAGAGCCGGGTGCATATTCACTAGAACCAGATGGTAGTATTAATGCTAGTTCAGGTGAAGCTGGATTAGAATTCATTAGTCCGCCAATGGACGTTGATGAAATGATTGAGGATCTGAAGGCTGTTAAGAAATGGGCAGACGATAGAGGCTGCTATACTAATGGTTCAACTGGGTTGCACATCAACGTAAGTGTTCCTGACTACAGCCTTGATAAACTTGACTATGTTAAACTTGCTGTATTGTTAGGTGACAAGTATATTTTAGAACAATTCGGTCGTCTCAGTAACAGCTATGCTCGTTCAGCACTTGATGTCATTAAAGAACGTGCTAAAAACAATGAAGAGGTCGATAAACTATTAAAGCAACTCAAGGGCAATGTAGAAACCATTGCTAGTAAAATTCTACATAGCGGTAGAACAGATAAGTTCACTAGTATTAATACTAAAGACGGCTACGTAGAGTTCCGTAGTGCCGGCGGTGACTGGCTAGGTCAAAACTTTGATAAGATTGAAAATACTATATTGAGAAATATCGTAGCACTTGACGCTGCTGTTGATCCAAACAAGTACAAGAAAGAATATCAAAAAGCTTTATATAAACTATTAAAGCCAAAAGATGAAAAAAGCGATATGAGCTACTTTGCTAGGTATATGTCTGGTGAAATTAATCGTAATGAATATATCAGTACCCTAGAAAAATCTAGAACAGACCGTTTCAGAGAACAAGGTATTAAAATTCTTCAGCCAAGTGAATTAGAAGAAAATGACTGGGCAATCACATATGATGATGGTAAAACGGCTGAGACTATCTACATCGCAAACACTGATAAAGTTCCTACTGAGGAAGCTGCATTTAATGCTGCTAAAAAGTTTAAGCCACAATGGTTCAAGTCCGGCAATGCTGAATATATTACTGTAAAGCCCTACAAATTTGATGAAGCATTGAAAGAACTTAAATTATATCGTGCTGATTATTCATATAAGCAAGTGAGTGTTGTTGCGAAAGACGAAGACCAGGCTAGAGAATTTGTCAGAATAATGGACCCTGAATTCTTTGCTGCAAATCCTGATGAAAAAATTGATATCACTGATGAGAATGAAGCATCAATGAGAAAAATTAAGGAAATGAATGACTGGGTGCAGGGTAAGCTAGAGAAGGGCAGAGCATGGATAGCCCGTCCAAAGATTTGGCAGGCAAGAGGCAGGGCAAGTGAACCAGCGTTCTCAAATCGTTATTACATTTCTGCGGTGACTCGTGATGACGCAATTGCTGTATTGAACCAATTAGATCCTGGCTACAGACTTGAGGATCTATATGTTAATGATTCAGACCCCAGTGATAATACTTACGAAGCTTATAAAAAGGCTCAGGAAGATTTAATTCGTCAACAGGATGCAGAACGTATTCAAAGACAAGCTGCCGAAGACGAAACAATTGATATTTCAAATCTAAAGGGATATCGTGTAAGCAATAGCACTACCTATATGTATGTTGTCGCTGAGAACGGCGGAGAAGCAGCAGAGATTGCAAGTAAGATAGATCCAGAAAGATTCCCTAACATCGCTGATATTACAGTACAGGACGCAGGTTCAATCGGTGCGGATACACTGATTAGAGGTATGTATGCTAGACAACAAAGCTTGTTGGACAATCAAAAACCAGCTACGCCTAAGTTTGAAGTCAATGATAGAGTTGAGGTTGTGTCTCAGTTCCCAAGTCTAATAGGTATGATAGGTACAGTACTACAAGTAAGTCCTAATTACGATTTTGTTAGTGTGCAGCTTGCCGGTAACGATACAGCAAGTTCATTCCCTACTTCTTCACTTAAGAAGGCTGAGGAGTCTACTCAAGCTACTTATACAGTCACTAACACCGAAACAGGTCAAGCTCGCCGCTTTGCTGCTTCAAGTGAAGAAGATGCGATTAATATAGGAAGACGGGAATATCCTGCATTGTTTAGTACTGGTAATGTTACTGCACAGCAATCGTCAGGAACTCCCGCAGCAAGTGACACTCGTATCAGCGATCTACGCTATTACAGAGTGCAAAGACAAGATGCTAGTGGAAGAGCCGATGTAGCTGCGGCTAGTCCAGAAGATGCAATGAATAGAGTCAGACAACAAAATCCAACTTGGAGAGATAGTCCACTGACCGCAGAGCTACTTTAATAGTGCGCGCCAAAGAGTTCATTGATGAGTATAAAGCCGATAATGATATCAACGGCAAAGGTCTCGGCACAACTGGATACAACAGCAACGTTGACTATCGTGGACTCAGAGTATTAATGAAGCCCAGTGTATTCCTATCACTTGCTGCTCATTTATCTGAGCCTAGTAGTGTTGACTATATTGTGCAACATATGAAAGACGGTGGAGCATTAGGTTCACCCTTCTTGATTGTTGACATTCCTGAGAAATATTTTGAAGGTGACTTCACTAGCTTGAACTACGCTAAGGTAGTAGGACATGAAGGGCGCAATCGTATGCTTGCCATTCAAAAAGTTGAAGGTGATGAACCATGTGAAGTTCATATCTTTGGCTACGGCGAACTTAGAGCTAGACACTTCACTCCAGAAATCATAGAACAGCTACAGCTTGCTATGAGAAGCCAAGACGGCAAATTAACATTTAGCAGAGGGCTTGACGGATTATTTCAGCCGATTGGATAAAAAAGGTTGACATTGGTGTTGCACGGTGCTATAGTAGTTTTAGTAAGTCGTGATAAATACTCTAATAGATAAAGGGTTACATATGAAAATTACCGAGCTACTCGCAGAATCACGTTACGATGATTGGGACAAAGAAGAGGAAGAACTTCCTGGCGATCCCGATCTTGATAAGGTTCCTAACCTCATCATTCAGTTCAAGAAGTCTTTAGATGTAGACGGTCGTTACCCTATCGTATTTCGTGACGGACGTAAGGTAAACATTCCTACTCAGATCATGGTTGACTTTCTCAACAAGTATGATGAACTAAAGCCAATGGATCGTGAAACTATGCAAAATCTTGCTGCACAGTCTGTTGACAAGTTTAAGGAAGTTCTCGCAACTTTCAAGGGCGAAAAGCCAGAACGAAGTATCTATAACAGATGAGAAAGTTTCTTGTTCTAGTAGCCCTAGTATTAGGATCGCACTCTGCTGCAATTGCACAGAAACAGCCAGTTGGCGTAACTTATGACACTCAAATCATAAGAGCAACTGATGGTGACACTGTGGTGATTGCAGCACCCTTTTTACCAGCTCCATTGAAGCCTGAACTTGCAGTAAGAGTTTTCGGAGTTGATACCCCTGAAAAAGGCTTTCGTGGTCAATGCGCAAGTGAAAAGCAGCGCGGCGAACAGGCTTCTGAGTTCACAAAACTCGTAATTAAGAGTACTAAAAAGCACCAAGTTGTGTTGTATTCATGGGACAAGTTTGGTGGCCGTGTACTCGGAGACATGATTCTAGATGGTATGAGTCTTCGTGCATTGCTGATTAAGAACGGTTTTGCTCGTGAATACTACGGTGATGCTAAGCAATCTTGGTGCAATTGACCTACGTCAATAACTAGTACTTTAATTTTTACCCAAAACACTAAATAATATAGAAATCCATAGATTAAACTCTATGGATTTCCAATTATAACTATAAAAGAGGTGTGTGTGGGAGAATTTTTTAAACTCGTGGCCGATGTGGGCTTTCCTATTGCTGCCGCAGTTGCAGCAGGATATTTTGTATTTCTGACATTGAAGTTTATTCTTGCAGGTGTTACTGGTAGCATCAGTGGCATGAACGGTATTATCACGGCATTAGACAATCGTGTTAAAACTATGAATCATGATGTTATCCGTATTGATACTGTAGTCAGCAATGCACTAGGTCTACGACCTGACATTAGCCGTGTCGCTCGTGCAGACGGCAAGAATGACGCAAGGAGAGATTAATGGGACCAAATATAGCTAAACTTATCGGTGAATATGGTTTCCCTATCGTTGCTGCTTTTGGCATGGGGTACTTTGTGTACTACGTATGGAAGTGGGCAACTACAGAAGTTAAACCCGAATTGAGCCAAGCTAATACTACATTAGTAGCACTAATTGATCGTATTCGTATGCTTGACAATGATTTAATTCGTTTAAATCAAAAGGTCGATACTGTATTACACCTCAGAGGTAAAACAATCGAACAAGAAAGAGTTGAAGCTGAATATTTGATTAACCAACCAAAGAAAACAGACGATAACGAAGGTTAAGGTGATGAAACGATTAGTCATACTATCATTACTACTAGTAGGCGCGCCAGTGCAAGCAAGTGAGTTAGTATTTCAATTTAAGAATCCATCGTTCTCTGGTAACAATGCCGGAGCGCAATGGTTGACGATTGAAAACCAAGAAACTTTGCGTAAGAAAGCTATACAAGATAAGATAGAGGCTGATTTAAAGGCAAAAGCACTTGAAGAAAAAAATTCTATCTTAAATCGATTTTTGAACAACTTACAATCTCGCATATATTCTCAATTAGCTCAACAGTTGACTAACAATCTGTTTGGGGATGACGGAGGCGAATCTGGAGAATTCTCGCTTGAAGGTAATCAGATTAAGTATGAAAAAACTGACACTGAGATAAAGTTAGTAATCATTGACGCCCAAGGTAATCAAACAGAAATCATAGTACCTACTAGCGGATTTAAGTGGTAATGAACTGGAAACTTCTCATGTTGCCACTGCTACTTAGTGGCTGCGTGTCATCTGGTCCTGCCGGTCTTCAGTTGAAAGAAGATCCAGTAACGATGACTACTCAAGTTAAAGAGTTGCAGAATCTTCCGCCTCCTGCACAGAAAGCAGTAGTAGCAGTATATGATTTCCCAGACTTGACTGGACAGCGTAGAGATAAAGACGGTATAGCCAGCATTTCAACTGCTGTTACACAAGGTGGTACACCGCTATTGATTTCTGCATTAAAAGATGCGGGTCAAGGTAGTTGGTTCAGAGTAGTCGAACGCAACAGAGTTGATGACCTTGCAAAAGAGCGTCAAATTGTTAGACAGACTCGTGAAGAATATCTAGGCGAAGGCGCAAACAAGCTTGAACCAATGTTGTTTGCAGGACTTATAATTCAAGGTGGCATCATTGGATATGACACTAATATACAAACAGGTGGCGCAGGTGCTAGGTATCTCGGCATCGGCGGATCAGTTGTATATAGAAAAGACCAAGTTGTAGTATCGTTAAGAGCAGTCAACACTAACACAGGTGAGGTCATTCTTAATGTACAAGTTTCAAAAACTGTATTGTCCGTAGGTAAGGACCTATCACTCTTTAAGTTCGTAGATGTTGGAACAAAGCTTATTGAAGCAGAAGCTGGCATGACCGAGAATGAAGCAAACACTATGGCAGTCAAAATGGCTATCGAAGAAGCAGTTTTACAATTAATAAAGCAAGGAGTAGAGAAGGGATACTTTAAGTACGGGGGAACGGAACAATGAAAAATAGATTAGTACTTGCGGCAATGGCATTGCTAGCAAGTTCGGTAGCAATGGCTCAGTCAACTACCAACTCAATTTATATTGAGCAAGTAGGTGATGGTAGTATAATTGACCTCACTCAGAAGGGTCAAGGCAATAAGATTGGAACTGAACAGAATAGAATAATGCTTGAAGGCAACAATCAAACGGTAACAGTAACACAAGAAGGCAACAATAACTCTATTCAGGGTGCTATTGTTCAAGCTGATAATATAAACACAGACGTTACTATTACCGGAGATTCTAACACACTGACATACGATCAGGGTGATAGTGCCAGTGTAGCTACTTCTACGCAAACTCTTACAGTTACAGGCGATTCTAACGAACTCACATTCAATCAGGGTACGGCAGCATCAGCTACTGGTGCTACTCAAACTATTGAGATAACTGGTGATACCAACACACTAACCTCTACTATAAATGCAGATGATGTAGTGAATACGAAGACAATCGCAGGTGACAATAACACTATTACTACATTACAAGAAGGTACTGCTGGAAAGAATATTGAAATGCTTCTTACCGGCAATACTAATACAGTAGAAATAAAGCAATCGAGTACAACTAATGTTGACACGCTTAAGATCAATAGCACGAGCAACGGCAGCACTATTACTATTAATCAGTGTAACGCCGGCGGCCCTTGCTAATATAGGCAAAGTTACGCAAAACAAAGGCGTGAGTGAGGTCGTAAAGAAAACCACTAAGGTTCCTATACGGCCTCAGCTCCCTATTGCCAAATTGGATAGGGTGCAAACTGGTAACGGCAGAGTTGAAATCACATTCATCGATGATTCTACTGTTAAGGTCACTGAACACTCTAAGCTTGTTATTGACGATTTCGTTTATAGCGGTAGACCATCTACAAGTAGAATGGCTCTCAAGTTTGCATCGGGTACAGCTAGATTCGCTACAGGGCAGTCTGGCAAGATGAACAAGGGCAACATCAATCTCAGAACACCTACAGCAACTATCGCTGTTAGAGGTACAGACTTTGCAGCAACAGTAGATGACTTTGGCAAAAGCTTGATAGTCTTGCTACCAGAACCTGATGGGTCAGTAGGTGAAATTACAGTAGCTAATGCTGCTGGATTCGTCATTCTTAATAGAGCATTCCAAGCCACAATCGTATCTACTACAGATAGCAGACCTTCTCGCCCAGTTATTCTAAACCTCACTCTCAACCAAATTGACAATATGTTGATTATCTCCCCTGCGGAAGAAGTTAAATCACAAGAAGAAATTGCCGAAGCCAAATCTAATTTACTAGACTTGTCAGAACTTGACATTGACTATCTTGCTAAAGATGATTTACAAGAAAATCAACTTGCTAGTTCTGACCTTGATATTAACACAATTGACGCAGACTTCTTAGGGGAAGATTTTCTTGATAATGCTGACGGAAGTGATTGTGTGACAAGAGACAACACTAAGCTATGCGGAACTACATTTGGTCTTAACAATACTACTCAGATTACTACTATCATGTCAGGAGACTATCTACGTCTTGTCAGAACACTTAATACAACTGTTGATGTTGTAGTAAAGAAAGATTCAAATAAAACACTATTCATAGACAGTAATGGAAAATCATTCCTAATTGAAATAAATGAACCGGCCGGAGGAACTATTATCAATGTTAAACAAAGCGACTAAAGTTTTACTTTCACCTTGGCTAGCAGTAGCTACAATACTGTTATTGTTATCAGTGAAGTTGATGAATCCGTTCCTAGTTGATAGTATGAAATTAAAGTACTATGACTATCTGATGCTTGGGGAACCAGTAAAATCAGAACAGATTGTTGTAGCTAATATAGGGGAGAAAGCAATTGAAAAATACGGACAATGGCCATTCCCTAGGGAAGTCCACGCTAAGATTATTAGCGATCTTTATGGGGCAAACGCTGGTATCGTTGGTAGCACTGTACTTATGCCTGAGCCTGATCGGATGGGTACTGATAGAGTACTTGCAGATACCTTAAAACAATATCCAGTTGTTCTCAGTCAAACACTAGTTGAAGACTGTGCTAAGGATATTCGTCCCCCTCGCCGCACAGGTATTGCTGTAGTCGGTGATGGGCAGCCCACTGATTTTCTTCCGAACTATCAATGTGTTCTTGATAACATTCCAGTACTTCAAGAGTCTGCTGCAGGCGTCGGCATAACATCTTCTCTTCCTGAGTCGGATGGGGTAACTCGCCGAGTGCCTTTAATAGGGATTTCAAATGGCGAATACTACCCTGCGTTTTCTTTAGAACTTTTGAGAGTTGCAGCGGGAGATCCTTCTTATCAGGCGAAGATAAATCAGACGGGTGTTGAAGCATTGCGTGTTCCTCAGTTTGGTACGATTAATACAGATGAATATGGTCGAGTCTTTATGAACCCGAATTACCAGTTTTCTTCTGTGGAGATTGGCCAGCCAATTCCTGATTTGACTGGTAAGATTGTGATTTTAGGCGTGACTGCGAAAGGGCTTGCAAATCCAATAGCGACCTCGTCCGGTGGTCAAACGCCCCCTCAGGTTCAGGCCAGCCTTCTTGAGACTCTGATAAAGGGAGATTCGGTGTCAATTCCGAATTGGGTAGGTCTTGTTGATATTGTGGCATTCGTTGTCCTTTCATTGTTGATTATCATACTATCAAGAGTAAGATATTCAATCATTTGGATCGGCATATTACTAGTAGGATACGCTTACGCACCGATATATCTATTTACCCATAATAAAATACTGTTTGATATTTCTTTCAATATTGTTGCAGCATTGGTGATTTATTTACACATTTATACTGTTAAGTATATCAATGAGTACTTGCAAAAACAACAGATTAAGAAACAATTCGGTACTTATCTAAGTCCAGACCTAGTTGCTCAACTACAGCGTCAACCAGAACTACTACAACTTGGTGGTACTGAACAAGAACTAAGCATTATGTTTACAGATGTTCGTGGATTTACTACGATTAGTGAACACTATGGTAAAGATGTTCAGGGTCTAACTAAGATTATGAATCGCTATATGACTGCGATGACTAAAGCAATTTTAGAGAACAGGGGAACTCTAGATAAGTATATAGGAGATGCTCAAATGGCATTTTGGAATGCACCTGTAGACAATCCGCAACACGCTAAGGATGCAGTCAACACGGCATTTATTATGCTAAAGTCTCTAGAGGAATTCAATGATGAAGTTACAAAAGAAGGCATTCCAGCTTTTGGAATGGGCCTCGGTATTAATACTGACACTGTGGTTGTTGGTAATATGGGCAGTGATCAGCGTTTCGACTATACTTGTCTTGGTGATGGGGTCAATCTTGCTAGCAGGCTCGAAGGTCAAAGCAAACCTTATGGCGTTAAAATCGTCATCGGACCTAAAACTGCGAAGTACGTTTTGGACACATACCAAGTAGCTGAACTTGACTTACTTGCAGTTAAGGGTAAAACTGAACCTGCTAGAATCTTTACAGTGTTCCCCTTCCATGATCCGTTGGGTGAAACACAGCACATGAAATTCTTAGAACTATATCGTCAAGGTCACTGGGAAGTTGCAGCAAAATATGCAAGCGAATTAAAGCAAGCATGGCGCGGCGAAATGAACCAGTATTACGATATGATGATAGAACGAATCAACGAGTATAAAGAGAATCCTCCCGCTAATTGGGATGGAGTATATAGGGCAACATCAAAGTAGTTACCCAATATTTTTGACACAGACACAGATATGTTGTATACATAACTCTGACATTAAAAATGTCAAGTTTTCAAACTTAAAAGGAAAAAACAAAGTATGAAAAAGTTAATCGCAATCGCAGCACTCGCAACCGCTGCTCTTTCAACCCCTGCAATGGCATCTGAATTTGCTGGTCCTCGTCTTGAGGTAACAGCTGGTGCAGATGAAGTTCGCAACGGCGTTGACGCAACTGACATTGCTTATGGCGCTGCCTTAGGCTATGACCTTCAGTTTGGTAAGGTAGTTGTTGGTGCAGAAGCGACCGCAGCTAACGTTTTTGATCGTGCTGACCTCGGTGCAGCCGCTCGTCTCGGTTATACATTGAACAAGAATGTTCTTGCATATACCCGCGTTGGTTACACTAAGCTTGAGCGTACTGCTACTGCTAAGGTCGAAGGTCTTACAGTAGGTGGCGGTCTTGAAGTTAAGCTCATTGGCTCAACTTTTGCTAAGGCTGAATATCGTTACACTGACTTCGACGGCAATCTCGGTCGTCACGGTGGACTCGTTGGCTTCGGTCTTCGTTTCTAATTAAGTAGAGACTAAGCGTAATGGCGGCGAGTAAAATCGTCGCCATTACCATATTTACAGTAAATACATATATGAAAATAGGCTTAAGCAAATCCATTATTCACCATGAGGGCTTCGTGTACGATGCTATAGATCAAGGGTGGTATGACATCCTAAAAGGACATAATGTATTTTGTATTCCTAATACGCTAAATCAAGATTTTAACGTTATGGCTAACGACTTAGATTCATTAATTTTAACTGGCGGAGAATATTCTGAACAAAGGCGCGAAGTTGAGCAGGTGCTAGTTAATAAAATGGTAGAACGCAACAAGCCGGTTGTTGGAATCGCTAGTGGGGCATTCGAAGTAGCGGAATCTATCGGGGGCGAATTAGAATGTATTGAAAAGCACTTCGATATAAATCATCCTATATTTTATCACAGAGAAGTTTTAGAAGTTAACAGTTATCATCATGGTAAATGTATTAAGAGTTTGCCAAATTCTGCAAACGTGCTTTGTTTAGATTATCTAGGAAATGTTGAGGCATTTATATGCGGTAACTTATCCGGCATAGTATGGAATCCTGAAAAGATGGATAAACCTTGGATTCCACCTGAAATCGCTTATATGCTTCGCATTTGATAAATATATCAATGAGAGCTACAGAATTCATAACCGAACGTAAGAAAAAGCGTAAGTCCAACCGAGCATACGGTGGATATTTCTATTCGGGTTTTGGCTATGGTGATAACAGCTCCGGCGAAGGTGGCGGTGACGGCGGCGGTGGAGAAAGTATGTATGAATCTGCTGTTGATGAATTAGCTAAACGACTGCCTTCTCTCGACAAGCACGATTACAATGCTATTGATGACTTGATGCGTAAGGTTGCACGTAAGCATAAAATCACTGACAAAGCATTAAAAGATTTGTTCACTAAAAAGTTCAAAGACACCCCTAATCGCTGGATCAATGGTAAATTAGATTAACCAAAGCGATAAATACTATTTCATAGGAGATTAATTATGGACACCGTAGAAGTTGAAATGGGCAATGCAACCCACGTATTTACGTTTGAGAATGAGTTTGTACCCCAAGAAGATTGGATACTAGAAAACAAAGGTAAAGAGGTATATGATGCCTGGGCATTGCGCAATGAGACCGAAGAAGGTAAGTTTCACCCGGATACTATTGCTTTATACGAGGAATGGATAGAAGTTCAGGGTATTACTCATACACAAACACCTAAAGACTGATAATTTATTATCACATGCGCTTTAAAGAAGTATTAGCGGAATCGTCAGCAAACAAACTAGGAAAGAAATTTCCTAGTTTAAAAAAACACGAGCATGATACCGTTGATAGTGAAGTTGCAGATGAAGTAGAAAAGTTTGTAGACTGGACTGCTAAAAGGCTCAAGCTTCAAAAGGTTCCTAATATTGAACTTTCAATGGATACTGATGAAGCGCAAGGAAATCATCACACCGGCGGACATGTTCCCGGAGAAGGTAGTGTTTGGGTATATGCTAAGAATCGTAATTTAGTAGATATTCTTAGAACAGTATTCCATGAACTGGTACATGTCCGCCAACATGAAATAGGTATGATTAAACCCGGTGATAGTTATCCTGGGTCACCCATCGAAGCGATGGCAGATATGCTAGCCGGTAAATATATCAAGATTTACGGCGAAAAAAACAACCACATCTTTCAATAAGGTTACCAATATAGTTGAATTTTCTGCACAGTCTGTTATACTAACTAGACTAAAGGAGAAAACATGTCACGTACATTCAATCAAGAAGCTAAAACTAAACTGACTCAGCTTATCAATGAAGGCATGAGCGTTTTACAAGAAGTAGAAACCCTCAATGAAGGGCTTAACGACACTGTTAAGGCAATCGCAGAAGAACTTGAAATTAAGCCATCGATTCTTAAGAAGGCTATCAGGGTTGCTCACAAGCAGCGTCTCAATGAAACAAATGAAGAAAACGAAGAACTCAACACAATCCTGGAGACCGTTGGTAAGACTAGCTAATGTCATACGTTGACGCAGTTCTCGATTCCAGCACAGATAGAATTTACGCAGTTGAACGTACTCCTGAGGGCAAACGCGCCTACAAGGAGTACCCAACTAACTACGTCTTCTATTATGATGATGTAAAAGGTAAGTATCGCACTATCTATGGGGATCCTGTAACTAGATTCTCGACTCGCAAAAAGAGTGAGTTTGAGAAAGAGCGCAGGATTCACAACAAGAAAAGACTCTACGAGAGTGATATTCCTGTAGTTTTTAGATGCCTGAGTGATAACTATTTGGGAGCAGAACCTCCTAAACTACACACTGCGTTCTTCGACATTGAGACTGACTTTGACCCAGAGAAGGGTTTTAGTCCGACAGATGATCCATTCAATCCAGTCACTGCTATTTCAGTGTATCTTGATTGGTTAGACCAGCTTGTTACTCTTGTCATTCCCCCGAAGCATATGACTGATGAGACTGCACAAGAACTAACTGCGGATTTTGAAAACTGCTTACTGTTCCGCAGTGAAATCGAAATGTTCGAAACTTTCTTTGAACTTATTGAAGACGCAGATGTTCTTACAGGTTGGAACTCAGAAGGATATGATATTCCCTACTGTGTGAATCGTGTTACTCGTATTATGAGTAAGAACGATACACGCAGGTTCTGTTTGCTTGGGCAGCTTCCTAAGCCTAGAACGTATGAACGTTTCGGCAAAGAAGAACAGACTTACGACTTGATTGGTCGTATTCATATGGACTATCTACAGCTTTACAAAAAGTACAACTACGAAAGCCGTCATAGCTATTCGCTTGACGCAATCGGTGAGTATGAATTGGGTGAGCGCAAGACTCAGTATGAAGGTAGTTTGGATCAGTTATACAATAAAGACTTTAGAAAGTTCGTAGAGTATAACCGCCAAGATACTATGCTGGTGTTTAAGATTCACCGTAAGCTTAAGTTTCTTGACCTAGCAAATGCGCTAGCTCACGAAAACACGGTTTTGCTGCCAACTGTTATGGGTTCGGTGGCTATGATTGAAATGGCAATTTATAATGAAGCACATGAACGAGGATTTATTGTCCCTGACAAAAAGCGTAAAGATAATTACGGTGAAGAGCAGCAAGCGGCCGGAGCTTATGTTGCTGTCCCGAAGAAAGGGATTCACGAATGGGTCGGAGCAGTTGATATCAACTCACTCTACCCCTCAGCAATCCGAGCCCTTAACATGGCCCCAGAAACCATCGTTGGACAAGTCAGACAATCTCTCACAGACCAATACATGCACGAAAAAAGTGTTGACCTCGCAAAAAAGAAGCGTAAGAAAAAGAATGGTGACGATGCTGATGGGGTTACTGGAGCGATTCTTTGGGAAAACCTCTTCGGGTCAATAGAATATACTGCTATTATGAATCAAGAGCGCGGCACTTTGCTCACGCTTGACTATGAAGATGGTCGTAGTGTAGAAATGTCTGCTGCTGAAATATGGAAGTTAATCTTCGATAGCAACAAGCCGTATATGATTTCTGCAAACGGAACCATCTTTACATATGAGAAAGAAGGAATTATTCCTGGATTGCTTTCACGCTGGTATTCAGAACGTAAAGAAACTCAGAAGCTAGCCAGAGAAGCATATGGGACAGATATGTTTGATTATTATGATAAGCGTCAGCTAGTTCGTAAGATTCTTCTTAACTCTGCATATGGCGCACTTTTGAATGAGCATTGTCGTTTCTATGATAAAAGAATCGGGCAGTCAGTTACGTTGTCTGGTCGGCAAATCACTAAGCATATGATGAGCCAGATAAACGAAATCATCACGGAAAATTATGAACATGACGGCGACGCTATTGTGTATGGTGATACTGACTCCTGTTACTTTTCAGCGTATCCTATCCTCAAAGAACAGATTGACAGCGGCGAAATTGCATGGAGCAAAGACACTTGCATTGACTTGTATGACCAAATCGCTGAAATGACTAACGTTAGCTTCCCTGCGTTTATGGAAAAGG